TTCCCGCAACCGCTCAATCTCTGTTTCGTAATAATCTTTCATCAGCACCCTTACGCCGTTCACCTCTTTCCAGTCACTTAACCTATCAACAATCTTTCGCAACCGTTCAATTTCGTCGGCGGCTTCTGGCCCATCTGGATTTACAGGAACTTGAAGATAAACCAATTCTTGCCCAATAGTGGCAGTTTCTTCTTCAGTATGTCGCAACCGATCTACAATATCCATCACTCACCCTCCTTCAGTGCGGCGCGGGCTTCATTAAATGCACGTAAAGCATCATCCCGCAATTGCCGTTCAAGTTTTAATGCTTCCCGCAATCGCTCAATTTCGTTGGCGGCTTCATCATAAATGTCATTGTTCCCCCAACCAAAAGATAGCCAAGTAATTGCACGTTTACGCAACCGTTCAACGATGTCCATCACTCACCATCCTTCAATGTTTTGACGGAAAACCTATAACACCCGACATATCCAACTTTATTTGTTAAAAAATCTGTATATGCCTCATGTTTAGGATGCCTTCGGGAAAAGATAACCTCGCCATCTGTGATAGCCTGATACGTTTCATTGATAAACGTGTCTATGTGTTCTTTGTTGTCGCTTTCTACGCGTACATTAACGTGAACATAGTCACCCTCTTTAAATACAGCAAAGTAACCTTTAAGATCATACGGTTTTGATTTTTCTGTGAGTAAATCTTTTATTTGTGCTTCGTCATGCATCACTCTGCACCCTCAAGCGGCTCCGGTAATGGCATCCAGTAACTGAATTGTTTTTTAAACACATCTTCTTCAAGACATTTTTTCACTAACCCATTAGGCCAATTATAACCCACAATTTCCCATTGGAGAGTTACAATATTAAAACAAGCCATCATCACTTTGGAATATTTTAGTTGAACCAAAAATGGCTTGTCGTGCGGCGCGGTTTTTATATCCATCCATTCAGTCATATCCATATTCTCCTTGGCTTAACGCCGTGCCGCTCCAATGCTGTTGTAAGGGCCATGCGGCTGATACCCATTTCCTTGGCGGCTTGCGTTAAAGATAGGCCATTGTGCAAATGATCCAAAGCAATTCTAATTCGCTCCTCTGTCCATTTGCCAACATGCTGCCCAATTTTATTAGTCATGCTTCGTCTTTCTTATCCCATGAAAACTTAGGCAATGTAACCGTTGGCTTTACGCCTTCCCCACCCTGTGTTTTTCTGATGGATTGTATTCGGGCTTCACGTTTGGCTATTTCAATCTTAAGCAACCGCTTCTGGTCTTCCGTTAGCTTCTTCTCTTTTGGCATTGTCTTCTAATTCCTTAATTCGTTTTACATAATGCGCTAATGTTTGAGCGTAAAATTGTTCCCGCATTTCTGCCGCCAGAAGATCAGATTCCAGCTTTCGTATCACGTTCTGATACTCAATTTCTAATTTGTAATCCATCACTCATCCTCCTTCAATGCTTTAGCTAAAATTTTTGCTTCAGGCCAATCACCCATTCCTTTTCCTTCCATTTTTTTAATTACTTTATTGATGGCTTCCCGCAACCGCTCAATCTTATTGCCCTGCTCTTGAACTTTTTGCTCCAACCAAGTGACCGGATTAATTTCTGGTGTTCCCTTCATCACTCACCCTCCTTCAATGCGGTATGAAATGTATACCTATTGCTGCTGACGGATACGCCCGTGTAATTTACAGTGCATTGTAATAGGTCTTTTAATTCAGCAATTTCTCCTTGCAATTGTTCAATTTTATTGGCGAATTCATATTTATTCCTACATGGTTCGCACAACCATCCTTTTGAACAAACTTCCCCATGACCAATCGTTTCGCCGCATCCTTTATATTCCATCACTCACTCTCCTTCAGTGCGGCGCGGGAAAGAACCCATGCAAACGCTGCCTTCACTGTCCTCATTTCTTGCTGTGTCATTTCACCAAGATGCAGGCGGATTGTTTGATTGTCCGCGTTTAACGCTTCCCGCAACTGCGCTGCATCCTCACGCGACGAATTGTACCACATTTGCAGGTCTTTGTTGGCGGCAAGAAGGCTATCAATCACTCCCCTAAGCTGTTTGATAAGGTTGTTTTTCTCATCAAAAATCGCTTTTACTTCATCAACAATATCCATTGTGTTCTCCTTGGAGCGTTAGGGCGGGTTATGGTTTGCAGCTTCCACTTACCATTATCTTAAACTACGCCCCCGCCCAGCGTAGTAGCACCTTATGCACCTAAGACCTTCCCCCATGATAAGGAACAGGGGAGGAATTATTTCAACCGGAATACCCGGTAGCCACCCTTTTCATCAGCAACGCGGAATACTTTGCCTCCAAACCTCTTTTGGGCAACAGACGCGGATGATTTAAGGCTGGCCTTTGATGACACATCAGCTGCTGGCACATAGAAACTGTCGCCAACTTCCATTTCACCAAACGGATAGCGCGACGATGACAAACGAGCACGAAACTCAGGCATTGGAACTTTTTTTTCTAATTTGTATTTAATCATTGTGTGTTTTCTCCTTTTACACATGAGTAATTTATTCATGCATCAAATACGATGCAATGAAATGTTTGAGTTATTCCCATTTAATAACATTTTTCTAATTAAAGGTATGGCAACAGACGCAACAATAACCGCATAAATTTTACCAATAATTTGCCCACCAATATAATCTATTGAACCAAAGGCAATCAAAAGAAACGCTGCGCTATCAATGATGGCTCCCACGATTCCAGATGCAACTAAAGCCGATATAAGACGTTTCTTTGCTAATGGCGTGTAAACAGCAAAATCTGCCAGTTCAGACAACACAAAAGATATTACACTTGCGGCAACAATAAATGGGGATGCTAACAAGTATGATATAACAGCGCCAATACCAATTGCTATTAATCCCCAACGCCACCCGGCAACCATTTGAATGGCATCTCGCAACATTAAGGCTGCACCAATTACTAAAACACCAGACGGAGCCGACAAACCAAATCCCATTGGCAATAAACATGGGCCATTTGGAATGCATTCTCCCACATTACCAATCATCCAATTAGCAAGTGGAACACACGCAGCATACGCAATAAGCAATATCCATTTCATTTCAATAACTCCATTTGTTCAGGTTGAATTGTCCATGTAGATGGGCATTGTTGCCCATCCCATTTAGTCGCCATACCCCTTGGATTTTTGTGGGGAAGGTGGTGGTTCCTTGCAATATCAGTGCTGTCAACACTAGCAAACGGCCAACGCTTGCCAGAGCAGGCCATGCCTCTCAGCATATGAATCCAAGGTAATCTTTTGTGTTTTTTTGAAATAGCATTCCACGCCACGTCCATCCGATGACACCATGAATCAGATAGAACAGAACTATATTCGGCTGATGAACCAACGCATACTTTAGGCCAAAACTCAGTTAATTGAACCAACCGATCAATTGGTTCATGCATGTGCCAAACAGGTGCGCCTTTTTGACCATGCGGCCATTTTGCGATTAATTCATCTTGTTGCTCAGGGCCACCCTCAACAACATCTGGGATCACAGCCCACGTTGTCGGGCAATCCAACCACTTGTCAGCCCATGCGTAATATTTATTCCAATCAATATTTGTGCCTTTTCGCCAAGCTGTAAATGCTCCATTGTCAAGCATTACGCTTTGGCCAATTGCATGCACCCTTGCAACATGAGATTGATATAAAAATGAAACACAAAAATGGCGGCCAGCCATTTCATATAATGCCGCAATTGGATTAATATCTGCACCGTGATAATGTATCATTCATTACCATTAAATTTTGATTAAACAGGATACAACGGAATGTTAGAGTTATTCCCATTAAATTTTTGGCTTTCAGTTAATTCAAATGTTCTCTCAACACCGCGTGTTATCATTCCAGTTTTACGCATAAATGTTATTGCTTGGCTAACTGTATCCACCAAGTCATCATGAATGCCTTTCGGAAACTCTTCCACTTCAGTCACAACCATATCAGCCCACACTCTGAACAGATCAGGGTCTCCCAGCTTGGTGGGCGCATATACCAGTCCCTCGCTGAACAAATGTTGCACTGCGTATAGTCTGGCAGTCTTATCCAAGTCCTGCGGGTTCACTTCCCTGACGCTAAATTCTTCAATGCCAACCAGTCGCCTGATTTCCTGAGCCACTGATATGCCCGGTCCTTTGGCTTCCACCAGTAAGATATCAATCTTGCTATCACGCGCAGTCTGCACGATCTTCTGCACCAACTCATGGAACTCCAGCCGCGCCTTCCACGCATTGGTTAGCATGATCTTTGGCACGTCAGCGCCCTGATCTGACTTCTGAATGCGCGTCACTACATTGCCGTGATGATCCCGATTGACGATAGCCGTTGCCTCGCCACCGTCACGCCACACGCCCCAGCAGGTCATGGCGGAGAAGTCATTCTCCTTCTTGGTGGTGTATGCCAAGTCCAGTGATCCAATGGTCACTTCCATATCAGGGAAGGATGGCTTGTCGTAAGGCACCCACCATGTGCGTTTGATAATACCGCCGCCAGCAGGCGTTGGCCTCTGCTGTAACTGACCAGCCGCACCGTATGGGCCAAGCGTCTTCTCAAGCAGCGTTACTTCTTCCTCACCAAACCGTTCAGGCCACAGCAGTTGGCCCTCCTCAGTCCGTGGGTCTGTCCACACAATGTCACCCTCATCATCGTTGGCGGCACTGGGAACCAGCGTAGTGTATATCCGTCTCTCAGGCTCAAAGCGCATGGGCAACATTAGATGCTGCCAATTACCAACATCCTGCGTCAGGATATGTCCGGTAATATCACGCTGATTAAGCCGCTGCTGGATGACGATCCTGCATCCACGCTTGCTATCGTTCAGACGAGTAGACCACGCCATATCCCACCACTCAGTAGTAGATGCAATGATGGCCTCAGAATTGGCTTCACGGCTGTTGTTAGGATCATCCGCTATCAGATACGTTCCACCCATACCAGTTGTGGAGCCACCGACAGACGTAGTTTGCCGCCTGCCGCCAGACACAAGATCAAACTGGCTCTTTGTATTCTGATCTGGCTGCAATTGCACCATCTCACCCCAACGTGATTGGAACCAGTCGCTCTCAACCAATCGGCGGCACTTCAAGCTGTCCTGCAACGATAGTGACTGTGAATAGGACGCATACAGAAACTGCACACCATTGCCAGAGGTCGGTGACTTCTCAGCCTGTATCCAACACCACGCAGGAAACAGAACGCCCACCAATGTGCTCTTTGAAAAACGTGGCGGAATGTTAATGATTAGATTACGGATATTACCATCAGCGCATGCTTGTAGATGGTCACACACTGCCTGCATTGCGAAGCCACCGCCAATGAACTCAGCCGGGTCAATTACATGCCACGCTTCTTTAGCAAACTCATACAGGCTGCGTTCCATACGCCGCTTGCTTAACTGCATCCGCAGCCGTTCAGCCTCCAGACGCGGCAACTGCCTCACATTAAGCATTTTCTTCCGCTTCTTCTTCGTCGTACTCCCAAGGCTCGTATACGATCTCCTCATTGGGTGTCGGCAATGCAAGCACCGTATTCAGCATGGATTCAAGTTGCTCCTGCTGGTCACTGTCCAATGCATCAATGTCAATGCTCTGCGTGAGGATAGGCCCACCATTGGGGCCACTGAGTTCCACCTGCTTGGTTTCAGACCACAATCCCTTGCCACGGCTTTTAAGAAAGAACTTCGCAGCATCCAGTGATTTATCAGTATTAGAAAGCATTTCAGTCACGATCACGTTGGTGGCAGCGGCTATCGTTGTAGCCCAACCTGTTTCCAGTTCATGGGCGTAGTATTTGGTTAATGTTTCATCAGTTAACTTCATTTGTGCAGCTATTTGATATTGCCACAAGCCCGAAGCGGCCATGATTTCCACAGCCTTCCTCGTTGCATCTGTAGGTTGATGCGCTGGTCTACCTCTTGGAACCTTTTTCTTAGCCATTTTTACACCAAATTAATTATAATGTAATGTTATAACATAACACTTTGTAATCTTTCACTGAATGCAAGTCACATCCCCTACGATTTTTTCGGGATTTTTGCGGTATCATGATACCGTATCCTTTTACCTATCCATGCCATCACTGGCACTGCCATGCTATTTCCCAATGCCTTATACCGAAGGCTATCAGTCGCGCCGGGGATGTCGGTATAATCGTCAGGGAAACCTTGTAGGCGTTCACATTCCCGTGGTGTAAGGCGGCGCACTGCCATCTGTTGAATTGCCATATAACCGGAAGCAGCATGATCTATTGAATTAGACCATCCTCCACCGCCATTATGTGAAATCATTGTGCCTGCAATTTCATGTGTTGCCATTGGTTGCGCCACCGCATGGCTATTCCCTTTTGTAAGGGTAAACATGGCTTCACCCTCTTCACCAATACCTACACCAGTACTTTTGTCTGCATCAGGGTTACGAAAAGCATTCATGCTACTAATTGGAATTGGTTGCACCACACAAAAATCTAATTCATTTGCGTTACCAGCGGCTCTAGTTAATCCACCCGCATTTGCCGATAATGTTCCAGAAACATGGGAATTGGTCATTACAGGCAAGGTTTCTGTTTCTGGATCGTAACGCTGATCAACGCCTGTTGTAAGGCATTTTGCAGTTTCTTGCCCCTTGCTTCTGCTCGGCGGAGTATCCCTTCGCAAGCCTTCGCGCTCAAAAAGAACTTCTGCGGGATCGAATCCTTCTCTAGAACTTGCGACAACGAACACACGACGGCGTCGTTGGGCCACTCCGAAATATTGAGCGTCGAGAACTCGCCACGCTGCTGATCTTTTCGGTCCCA